CCGCCGACGGGTCGGCGATCGTCGCCCAGCTCGACCGACCATGGTCGACTGTGATCTCGTTCCGGAGGCGGACCCCGTTGCCGGTGATCACCGCATCGACCCACTCACCATTCAGGTAGAGGCCGACCTCGACGGCCAGGGGTTGGGCAGGCCAGGCCATCAGGTGAACACCACGTCCAGGCCACCCCGGTTGCGGACGGCTCTGCGGAGGATGGCCACGAGCAGATCGCCCATCTCGGTTCCGTCAGAGCCGATGGTCAGCTGCCCACCGCCGAGTCCCATACCGCCGGCCCGGTTGAGTGGTACGACTGCTTCCGGTTGACCGTCTTCGGCGAGCCATGCCAGCGTTGGGCGGGTGACGACGCCGCCGCTGGCGAGCGCTGCGATCCCCGCTCCACCGAAACTTGTGGCGCCCTTCGAGATCGTGCTCGCCGACTTCGTCAGTCCGGTACTTATCTGCGACACATTCGGTAGGAATGGGATCGAATTGTAGGCCCTGATCAACCGATTGATCTGGGAGACAACGGAATCCACAACGGACTGAAGTCCCGACGAGATGCTGTTCCACATATTGGCACCGAGTGAGCTGATCGTGTTTCGCATCGCACGGAAATCAGCGGTCATCGAATCCCAAGCATTGGAAGCTATCTGCTTGATCGCATTCCACGCCCCCGACCAGTCTCCCTGCATGACGGCCGTGATGAGCCTCATCACACCGGAAATGATCCCGAGGGCTGTGGTGATCTTCGTTGATATCCAATCCCAGACTTCGCGGACGACTTCACGTATGGTGGCATGCTCATCCCACAACCGTTTCAGGGTGTTGATGGCGTCAGCTGTGTTTGAGATTATGGTTGCCATGACAGTGATGACTGTCACCATGAGGTCAAGAAATACTGTCCCGACTTGTTGCAGGATTGGTCCTAGTTCCTGCCATACAGTTTGCCAGTCGACGTCTTGGAGTACTTCCCGGGCGGCGGCTATCAGGTCATCTATGGCCGGTTTCAGTTCCTCGTTGATGACCCTGCCGACCTCGGAGAAAGCTCCCCATATCTCGTCCTTATGGTCGACCAGCCATTGCCAGGCAGGTTGCAGGTTATCCCTGATCTTCGTGCCGGTCTCGGTCACCCAAGGGATCACGTCGTTGGCCAGAACCTCGACCAGCTTCCGCTTGGCCGCCGTCACCGCCTCGGTCACCGGCAGCAGCTTCTCCCCCAGGTTCGCCTGTAGGTTCTCGGCCTCCGCTGCCGCGATCCGTTCCTGGTTGGCCTGGGAGTCCATGGTGGCAGCGAAGTCGCCTGACGCCTTGCCCGCCCCCTCCAGCATCAGGTTGAAGGCACCCATGGCCTTCTCCTGCTGGGTCAGCTGATCAGCGGACTTCTTGCCCGTGAGAGTCAACGCTTCCTGCTCCACAGCAGCAGCGTTGATTGTCGGGATAAACCGCTGCAGGGAGTCGTACTCCCCACGAAACGCAGACGACTGGGCGTCGATAACATCGGTGATATCGGCGTTATGGAACGACGCTATATCCGCTGATAGGGTAAGCATGCTGGTCGACATATCGGCGGCCAGGGTGGACCCAAACCCGAGCTGATCGAACATGTTGCCGAAGGTGCCCGTGGCATCAAGCGCTGCCCGTTCACTCAGACCGATGTTCTGCGCCGCGCCCCGGGCGAAATCCCTGATCGTGTTCGCCGACTGACCGAACACGACATCGACCTTGTTCATCGACTCCTTGGTGTCAGACGCCAGTTTCGTGCCATCCCACAACCACGACAATCCCTGCCGGCCCCAGTCGGCCAACTGAGTGGTCAGCTCAGCAACCAGGAACCCACCGGCCACCTTGCCGACATCTTTGAACGCCGACCCGATACCGTCACCCGACTTCTGGACCGTATCGACGGCATCGTCGGCGGCCTTCTTCAGGCCAACATCCTTGCCATCGAACGTGACGGTGAGCTTGCGTTCACCCGCCATGAGCCCACCTGTCGGTCACCTTTTCGAGCAGGTCATCCCACTTCTTCTTGATTATCTCGGAGTTACCACGAATGGTCGGCCAGAAGAAGTACCCAGTTCTGCCGCGGTGCTTGCGGAACTGCATCGTCGTTTTACGGGCCTGACCACCGAACTCTGTGCCAAGCGCCATGTTTCCAGCCCGATCCCGTTTCCCACCACCGCCAATACTCACACTGTTCTTCTGTGACCTAATGCTCTCAGCTGCTTTAACCTCGGCTTTGGTTGACGCCGCGTCCCGTGTCACCTCAGCGACAAACCCGGAAATCTCGCGCACCAAGTCGTCGGCCTCGTCCTTTACTTCCTTCGGCAAGGCGCGAAATGCTCGGAGTGTCTCGTCGAGCCCCTCGATGTAGAGCGCCTGACGGCTCGCCTTAGCCACGGCCCAGCACCCGGCCACGGCGAGCCCCTGCCGAGGCCTGTTCCCGTAGCTCCAGCTCGAAGGTCACGATGCACTCCTGATCGGCTTCCAGCCCCCACTCAGCCGGCCCCGTCCTCGTCGCAATGGCTAGCTGGACGAGTCGTCTTCCGACGGAGCCGGGGGGGTAGGGGTGGCGTGTGCCCCCGACTTGAAATCGAGGTTCTCGACCTGATCGCAGAAGTCGTCGAACTCGAGGCCGCTGGCCCCGGTCCGGTGCAGAGGGGACCACGCGAGGTAGAGGATCTGCTCCATCGACATGTCATCAACGGAGGCGATGGCGCCGATCTTCGTTTGGAAGTGACGCTCGAACCGGACGAAGTCGCCGGGGCCGACCTTGACCCCGGGGAACGTGGTGCCGTCCTCCAGGGTCACATCTAGCGTGAGCTTCAACATCAGGCGGTAGCCCGGGTGACGGCCCACGTGATGGGCCAGGTGAGATCCTGGGTGGCCAGCTCGCCGACCTTGCCGGCAAGGGGCTGCATCTCGGTGACGAGGACGCTCATCTGGTACTCGGGATTGGTGGTCGAGTTGGCCGCGTTCGTGGCCTTCACGTTGAAGGTGACCACCGTCCCGAACCATGACCAGATCCGATCATCGACGGTGGTGGCGGCGAAGTCGTCGTTGAATGAAACCTTGACCTCGCCGGTCTTGAGGCCGCCGATCCTGGTCCGCCAGCCACTCGTCCCGAAGTTCGTGGTTTCGAGGTCGTCGGCTTCGATGTCGAGCTCGACGGCGGTGATGAAGGCGGACATGTCGGCGGCGCTGATCGTCACCTTCGGGTTGATCATGGCAACGACGGCCATCGGGTGCTCCTTAGGGGGTGATGCCGACCGCGACGGCGAACCGGGCGGTTGGGGTGGTGCCGGTCAGGGTCCAGGTGACCCGGTAGCGGTCGTCGGGGGTGATGGGCCCAGGGACGGGCGTGAGCGACGCAGTGGAAGACGAGGGGGCGCTGACGGGGCCCATGGTGGCCACGGTGGTCGGCGAGGTGAATCCGGCGTTGTCGTCCCGCTGGACGGTGATCGTCAAAGCCGGGGTGGTGCCGGTAATGGTCAGGACGTGAACAGCGACCAACAGGAACCGCCCGGCCGGGATGGTGCCGAGCACAGCCGTCGAGCCGGTACCACCGGCCGAGCGGATCACGTTGGCTGGGTGGATCAGCTGTCCTCGGGCCACGGCCCCATCGCCCCACATCGTCGAGGCGAACGGGGCGACCTCGCCGACCTTGCCGTATAGGGTCACTTCGCCCCGCCTGGTCGGCACGATGTAGGCGGTCGACAGGTCGGCCCCGTTCGGGGAGATCGTGACGGGCATCTGGCCGCCACCCAGGCCTGCCCACAGCTCGGCGTCGGGGCCGAGGGCCCCGGTCTCGGGGGCGGCGGCATCGAAGAACCCGGATGTCTCGACGGTGGCGTCACGGAGCCCGGCGATGGATTGCGACCAGCCACCGGATGTGAAGACGGTCACGTCGAGCTGGTCGGCTTCCAGGCCGACCGACACCTGGTTGGAGACGGTACCCATTCGGAGGGGGCCGGCGAGGATCTCGGCGTCGAGCAGGGCGAAAGCGGCCATCAGCCGTAGACCTCCACAGTCCAGCGGTAGGCGGGCAGGTCGGTCGTTCCCGATAGGAACGACTCGGGGTCGGCCCGCTTGACTACCAGGGCCTGGCAGGCGCCACCGAGGGTCTGGTCGGACTGCAGGATCTGGAGCACCGAGCGGGCACCCGACCCGGAGATCAGCTCATCAGCGGTGTCGACCGCCTGCTGATCATGGACCCTGGGCAGGATCAGAGTGATGGGCAGCTCGGCGGCGTCGAGGCCGCGGGCGTAGGCGGCGTGGTATTCGATGGTCAGCAGCCCGATCAACAGGCACGGCGGACTGACCTGATCGGGGGCAGTGGCCACCTGCACTTCGGCCCCGAGGGCCACCTCGAGCTTCTGGGCCAGGGCGGCCCTGACCTTGGAGGCCTTGAGCCCGCCGGCCATCAGCCCACGACCTTGCGGGCCAGG